GTGTTCTGTTAAATGGTACTGATTACACTGCTACCAATGGAACATCCATCGTTTTGGCAGTTGGTGCTAATTCGGGTGATATTCTTGAAACAATTGCTTACAACGTCACATCATTAGGAACTGCATCTTCTTCAACTAACATTGCTGGTGGTTCTGCAGGTGAAGTTGTTTACCAATCAGGATCAGGAGCTACTAGCTTTACTGCAGTAGGTACAACAGGTCAGGTTTTGACAAGCAATGGTACAAGTGCTCCTACTTGGTCAACATTGTCTTATCCATCATTGAGTTCAGCCCAAACATGGACTGCTACTCAGACGTTCAATGGTTCTAGTTCAACATTTGGCGCTACATTACTTGATTCAAATGAGACTGTTAACGTAGTTGCTTCAGCCCCATCAAGCACAACCAATTTCTACATCCAAAGCGGATCAGTTCAGTATTACACATCGAATGCTGCTAATAATTGGACATTAAATATTGCGTTCAGTTCAGGCACATCATTGAACACAGCATTGTCAACAGGACAGTCTGTAACATTTACTTTGATAACAACCCAAGGTTCTACTGCTTATTACAATAGTGCCGTAACGATTGATGGCACATCAGTAACACCCAAGTGGATTGGTGGTGCTCCTAGTGCTGGTAATGCAAGTGGACTTGATGTCTATAGAATGGCGGTCGTAAAAACAGGAAGTGCCACATACACAGTTTTGGCAAGCCTTACACAATACAAATAAGGATTAGCAATGCCACTTCAGCAAACTTCAGGTAATGTAACGCAAGATGCCTATGCAGGAGGAAAAGCTGCTGTTCCAGTATATGTCGAGTCTGTGTTTAGCACTTATTTGTATACAGGTACTGGGTCAAATCAAACAATAACTAATAATATAGACCTTGCTGATAATGGTGGAATGGTTTGGACTAAAAACCGAACAACAACAGGTAACAATTCATTATTTGATACTGTTCAAGGAATTTATGCTTATACAAGTTCAAATACAACAGCAACAGAAGGTTATTCTTCTACAACTTTAAGAGCATTTAATAATAATGGTTTTGGAATAGGAACAAATTCTTTAGTTAATACATCTAGTCAAAATTATGTTTCATGGACATTTCGTAAACAAATTAAATTTTTTGATATAGTTAACTATATAGGAACTGGTTCTGCTCATGCAATCAATCATAACTTGGGTTCCGTCCCAGGTTGTATTATGATTAAAGATTTAAATAACACAACAAATTGGACTGTTTATCATTCAGGATTAAATAATGGCTCAAACCCACAAAATTATTATATAAATTTAAATACCACTGGCTCACAAACATCAGATTCAACAGTTTGGAATAATACTGTACCTACATCAACTCAATTTACTGTTGGAACAAGCACAAATGTAAACAATGGAACTAATGGTAACTATATTGCTTACATATTCGGTGCTGGTGGCACAGGTGGTTTTGGGTTAACAGGAACACAAGATATTATTAGTTGTGGGTCTTATACAGGAACAGGCGCTTCTAATAATTTTATTTCTTTAGGTTGGGAGCCTCAATATCTTTTAATTAAACGCACAGATTCAACTTCTTCATGGAACATTTTAGATACCATGAGAGGATTAGGAGTCGGCGCAAATTGGGCACAATTAAATGCTGAAACAAGCGGTGCTGAATATGATTTAGCAACAAATCCATATCTATACCCAACAGCTACGGGTTTTAACATACTTTCAAATACGGGGGCTTTTAATGCTTCTGGTGGCACATACATCTACATAGCCATACGCAGAGGCCCAATGGCTACTCCTACTACTGGGACTAGTGTGTTTAGTCCTAATGTAGAACCAAATTCATCAAATCCACAAACATTAACTACTGGATTTCCTGTTGATTTATCTATAAATGCAAGTCCATCAGGATCAGATAGAGGTGTTATAGATAGATTAAGAGGTGGAGGTAATAGCACATCACCAACGGCATCTAATCCAATTTTATATACAGACCTTGGAAGTTCTGAAGGTGCTGTTAGCGGTTTATTTTTTGATAACAATACTGGATTAGTAGATAGTGGGGCTTATGATAGTTCTGGGCAAACATTTTGGAACTTTGGTAGAGCGCCTGGATTTTTTGATATTGTTTGTTATACAGGAAATGCAACACTTGGCGCTAGTTACAATCATAATTTAGGTGTTACTCCCGAATTATTTTTTATAAAAAAAAGGTCTGGAAGTGGGGGGTGGGTTACCTATAATAAAACAATTGGAAATGGTGGTGCATTAGTATTAAACACAAATGCAGCAGCATCATATTCAAATGTATTTTTTAATAGTACATCTCCAACATCAACTACATTCACAGTTGATGGTTCGCCTGGATATAGTCCTGTAAATAGTAATGGAGGAACTTATGTTTGTTATTTATTTGCGACATTAGCAGGAGTTTCTAAAGTAGGTTCATACACAGGAAACGGAACAGGACAATCAATAGCTTGTAATTTTGGTGCTAGTGGCGCAAGATTCATTCTTATCAAACGTACTGACTCAACTGGTGATTGGTATGTGTTTGATAGTGCTAATGGACTGACATCAAGTTCTAGCCCATATTTATTATGGGATTCAACCGCTGCACAAACCACAGGAAACAATGGTGTATACGCATCTAGCGGTGGATTTACATTGGGTTCAACCGCTTCAACAACCACAAACATTTCGTCAGCAAGTTACATTTTTCTTGCCGTATCGTAGACTTAAAGGGGTAAATTGTGCAAATACGAATCAGACAAACAGGACAAGTGATGTATGAAGAAGCCTTTAGGCAACACATACAACAATCTGGTGGCCCATCATGGGGTCAAACCACAACAGAAATTCTCAATGAGTTAGGTGCTGACGTTGTATTTGATGGCCCACAACCCACTTTGACACCCCCTTATCAAATTGCAATTCCTAATGGTGTGGTTGAAGAAAATGGTCAATGGTATACATCATTCATTGCTGGGCCTATTTTTACCGATACCACGGAAGATGGTGTGACTACAACTGCTGCTCAACATCAAGTTGCTTATCAAGCGCAAATGGACGCAACTCAAGCCACAAATGTTCGTGCTCAACGTGATGACAAGTTGGCAAAATGCGATTGGACACAAGCCATAGATTGTCCTTTGACAAATAAATCAACATGGGCTACATACAGACAAGCATTGAGAGACTTGACTAAGGAAACAGGATTTCCTTGGACTTTTGCCTGGCCTACTGATCCTAATGGAGCTAAATAATGACTATTCCTCGCAACCTATCATTTCTAGCAGAAGGTGCTAGTTCAACTGGTGTATTGGGTACTGCTAATGGTGGTACTGGATTAAGCACATTAGGAACAGCAGGACAAGCGTTGGTTGTAAACTCTGGTGCTACTGGATTGACTTATTCAACTCCTAGTGCTGGTGCTATGACTTTAATTAGCACGCAAACTGCATCTTCAAGTGCCTCATTAGCATGGACAGGTCTTAGTGGATATGATAAATATCTTTTAATTGTTGAAGACATACTTCTACCTGCACCTGGATCAACATATTTAACTTTAAGTTTTGGTTATGGCTCAAGCCCGACTTACATTTCCAGTTACTATGGTGAAGCGGGATGGTTTTCTAATTCTAGTGCTATTGCTAGAAATTTTTCTAATTCTAATCAATTTACAAATTTTACTGGTGGTGGTAGTTACACAACTGGGTATGTTGGTTACCATTTTTCAACCGTGAATATATCTAGTGCATTAAATGGCGCAGGTACTAATGCAACTTATCAATCTATTTTTTATTCTCCAGCGTCTGGTGTTGCGAATGAGGTGACATTGGGTAGTTTTTGTTATTACCCCGGAAACACTCCAGTTGGTTTAATCACTGCAATAAAAATTACGCCAAGTACATCAACAATAACTTCAGGTTCCGCATCACTTTACGGAATATCTTCATAAGGAATAAACATGACACTCAACGATCAAATTGTTGCTTATCTTAAAGTTAACAACATTGTTTATAACTTTGGAGATTATGTAACAGGTTATCCAGAAGGTGAGCCAGATCAAATCTTACATTGGGATGCAAAACTAGGAACACAACCTACACAAGCCCAATTAGATTCTGCTTACACAACATACCAAGCAAATTTAACTGCTCAAGCACAAGCAAAAGAAGCTGTAAAAGCATCTGCTTTGGCTAAGTTAACTGCTTTGGGGTTAACTGCTGACGAAATCAAAGCTATAACTGGAGCTTAATAATGTTTGGCATATCCGCTTTCGCTCAGACCCCGTTTGCTAGCCTAGCAGGGAATGCCTACGCCCTATCCATTACCGAAGTTTTAACTTCTGCCGACACCAACGCAGAAGCGGACGTGTTCTATGACAGCGTTGTTGAGGGATTTAACCCTGCCGACTCCAGCACGCAGTCTTATGCGTATGCCAATTCAATCACCGAAAACTTTGGCCCAGCCGATGCCCAGACTGTTGCTTGGGTTGCAAATGTAAGCATCACAGAAAACACGGTGCTGAATGACTATGAAGCCGGTGGTAACTACTACCCTGTCACGGTTACAGAAAACATCACAGCCGCTGAGACTGAGACTTATGCGTATGTTGCCGGGCTATCAATCACAGAAGGCTTTTCAGTAGCCGACACAAGAACAGCGTCGTCCGCATTTTTAGATAGTATTGCTGAAGCCATTACCATGGCCGATACCAATGCAGAAGCAGATGTGTTCTACGATACTATGGTGGAAGGGTTTACCTCAGCAGACACA